CTATTTGTAAGAATATTGAAGAAGAAACAATTTATAAAGGTGTTGACTTCAAGATGATTAATGGGTACTATGTGTTTATCGATTCAAAGGGAAAGGTTATGAAGCGTCACAATTGGTTCAAAGATGTGGATTTGACTAAACATTATTAAGAGGGGGAATTGAGATGATTAATAAACACTGTGTAGGGCATTATGTTATTGTTAAAAGCACTATAGATAAAAAGATGATTGATAAAGCCATTAAATTATTTGATCTGCATGAGGCGACAGTACTAGAAAGTCCCTTAAACCAAGTTAAGGAAGGCAGTATGAATAAGACTGGGGCAGGTTGGAGGATTCTGTATGTTGACTTACAGGGTAAGTTGAATTACCGTGACTCAATTGACTCTTATATGATTCAAAGGTCATTTAAAGAATTGGATATCAAAACAAACTTACAAACAATCAACTCTCCATTCGGAGAGCTTGACAAACAAACTAAGAAAGAATTATTATGTGCTTGGGTGGATGGTGCTGAGTTTGAGGTATGTGGTAGGGATGAATGGAACCCTATTACAGATCCAAGTTGGTCTTTTGGTTGCACATACCGAGTCAAACCAATAATCTCAGCTAAAGAAGCTGCTAAAGCTAAATTAATATCAGAAGCACAGCAGCAATTACGTGATGCACAAGAAGCATTAGATAAAGCACAACAATTATAACAATTTAAAGAGGAGATATTAATGACAAATATTAAAGGGAATGCCATTGCAAATTTACCAAAGAAAGCTAAGAAACGTAACCCAGATGCAGAGCAGGATTATTGTCTTCATATCGCAGAGCTGACCAGTACACTATTCTGTAAGATGGGACATTGTTTAGATACAAATGATAAAGTGGTTCAATCCTTGTTACACTTATCTGGAATGGATGTTAGTGAACCCTATGAGATTAAAGTGATTACAGATGGTAGTGGTTATCGTACAAAGAATAATGAAGTGGTGTATGGTGGTGTGTTATACACTGGTTATAAGCGTTTTGATTATGATGAACAGATGTGTGAGAGTCTATTGAACACTCAAGCGGGTGTTGCACAGTTGGCTAGTATTTTGAATTTGGAGGTATGATGTCAGAACAAGGGTTTCCATCATCTAAAGTAGTGTGTCATAGTAGAGCACCAAATGGTGAAGAATTAATTACATTAGAGATTGAGCTACATCGTTTCATTTTACCTGAGTTTAATACTCACCGTAGTTTGTCACGTAACTTTCAAAGTAGTCGTGCTGTACCAGTTGAGAAGATGATTCAACAAGTAAGAGACAATCCTGCCATGCCAGTTCATTGGGGGTTAAATCAACGTGGTATGGTTGCAGACATAGAGTCAGAGTCTTATGTATTGGATAACACTGGGCAGGAGTTTACAGTACAAGAGTGGTGGATGTTAGCAGCAGAAGAAGCAGCTAGTTCAGCAGAGGCTATGAGTGAAGCTGGTTACCACAAACAAATAGTTAATCGTTTACTAGAACCTTTCATGAAGACTAAAGGTGTTGTAACAGCCACTAGGGAAGCGTTTGAGGCGATGTTCTTATTAAGGTGTCACAAAGATGCTCAGCCAGAATTTAAACTCCTTGCAGAGCGTATGAGAGCTTCTATTGAAGCAAGTACACCACAGGAATTGCAGTATGGGGAATATCATCTTCCGTATGTGGATAATAACCATTGTTATAGTAAAGAATCAGCTATTCAATTGTCTGCATCTTGTAATGCCCAAGTGAGTTACCGTGTATTGGATGATAGTTTAGAGAAAGCATTAAAGATTTATGATATGCTTAATCTACCTGAGAATGGTGTGTACAAAGAAGACCCACCACACTGCTATGATGAAGATACAGAAGTGCTTACCGAGAGGGGCTATCTCAAGTGGAAGGACTTAAACGGGGAGAGGCTTGCTGTAGTGTCACCTGATAATGGCACTTTTATCGGGTTCACAAATGATTATAAACCTACAGTACATACAGTAGACACGGAAATGTTCCATTATAAAGGCACTAAAATTGATTTAATGGTAACACAAGGTCATAACTTGTATGCATCTCTAATAAATAAAGCTTCAGATAGGGTCAATAGTGATTACCGTCTGTTTAAAGCTGATACGTTAAATGGTGTAAGGTCAAGAACTAAGTATCTTGCACAACGCCCTATGAAAATGAGGACATCCTGTACACCAAGTACAAGGGGAAGTCTATTAGATTCTGAACTGGCATTAGATGAATTGGTGGGTTTCTTTATAGGAGATGGGTCTCTCCCATCTGATGGATCAGTTAATGGCATAAGGTTCCACTTAATAAAAGAACGTAAGATATCCTATTTACGAGAGTTATGTTATAGAATAGAAGGTGCTTCTCTTAATGAATACAAAGGGGGTAATTTCCATGTCTCCTTAAAAGGTGCTAAAGATTTCTTTTCTGTATTCGTAGAAGGGGGTAATAAAAGACTTCCTATATCATATTGGGAGGGAAAATCTCAAGAGAGTATTGATAGCATTTTTAAGGGGCTTAAAAATTCAGATGGGAATATAAAGAGGAAAACGTGGGTATATAGTACATCATCTGAGGTTTTGAAAAATGATATACTTCAGTTATCCCCTTTGTATGGGTACTCTGTTACCATCAGTTACGTGAACTTACCAAAGAGTCCCCTCTATAATACTAACTGGGTTCTCAATGTAGGGGTCTCAAGGGAGGTGCTAGTGAATGATAGTAGGACTGCACAGACAGTAGAATTGGTTCCTTATACTGGTAAAGTCTATTGTGCGGACACAGGAGGTAATGTACTCATAGTAAGACGTAATGGTAAGGTTGTATTGTCGGGAAACTGCTCTCCAACTGAGCATATTGCTAAGGTTGTTCAGGATTATGACCATGATTCCTTAATGGGAGGCAACTTCGTATCGTGTGCATTCTGGCAGTACCGTAAAGCACTAGAGATTGGACAAGAACAAAAGTTTATAAATAATTAGACAATAACATCAAATAGTGTTATAATGAAAGCTCCACTCACAAATAGTGGGTAGGAGCTTTTTTGTTATTTGGAATTAGATAAAATAAAAATATTAGGAGAATTATGATTACAGTGGTTATTAAGAGAGATGGTACGTCTGTACCTTTTGATGTGAACAAGTTAAACAAGTGGGGAGAATGGGCTGCTAATAACCAAGTGTCATGGTCTGATGTTGTATTCAAAGCAATGCGTAAACTAACAGAGGGCTGTAGTACAGAAGATATTATTAAAGCATTAATTGATGCTTGCCTAGATAACAACTCATATGAGCATTCTAAAATGGCTGCTAGACTATTAGTTGGTGATATCTACAAGGAAGTGTTTGGTAGTTTTATTGAAGTACCTCCATTGTTAGACTTCTATGATAATATGGTTACAGAGAGTAAGTGGAAAGATATGGGCTACACACCAGAAGAACTAATCTATCTGGAAGATGTAATTGACCATAGCAAAGATTTTAATTATGAGTTTAGTACAGTTAAACAAGTTAGTGAACGTTATGCATTAAAGGATGTTAAAACTGGTAAGTTATTTGAGTCATTACAATTCACATATATGGGAGTTGCATTAGCTGCTTGCTCTATTCAGCCATTAGAAAGACGATTAGAAGATGTGTGTAATATGTATGAAGCATTATCTGATTTAAAGATTAATGCACCTACACCAACACTCTCACAACTACGTACAGACAATAATGGTTTAGCTAGTTGCTGTTTATTCACTAACAAAGATACAAGTGCAAGTATTGAAGTGGCTACACATATTGCCTATACGATGACATGTGCTAACTCAGGTATTGGTGGTTATTTAAATACCCGTAGTCTTGGTGATGGTGTCCGTAATAACACTATTGAACATACTGGTAAACTGCCTTACTATCGCTATCTAGAGGCCGCTGTGAAGTCCACTAAGCAGAGTAGTCGTGGTGGTGCAGCAACGATATACTTTACCTGTTTAGACCCAGAGATGGAAGACCTGACTCGTCTGAAGCACCCTACTACCCCAGTTGCTAAACAAATAAGAGGTATGGATTATGGGGTGATGATGAATAAATACTTCATGGAAAAAGTAGCTAAGAATGAAGACTGGATGTTGATTAGTATTCAGAATGCACCAGAGCTATTTAAGTTATTCTTTAGTGAAGACATCGAAGGGTTTAAAGCTGAGTATAATCGAGTGTACGATTCTGGTGTTAGTAAGAAAACTGTCAATGCACGAGAGCTTGCTTTATCTATTGAGAAGCAATACTATGAGACAGGGCGTGTGTATTCATTAATGATTGATGAAGCTAATAGACATACTCCGTTTAAACAGCCAGTGTATTCTAGTAATCTCTGCGTAGCACCTGAGACATTAGTACTGACAGATGCAGGTAATATCCCTATCTCTGATTTAGAAGACCAGATAGTTAATGTGTGGAATGGTGAGGAGTTCACAGAAACACAAGTACGTAAAACAGGGCATAACCAGAAGTTACTTAAAGTTGTAACTGACAGTGGGCAAGAGGTGGAATGTACCCCTTACCACAAATTCTATACACAACCTAAGTATAATGGCAAACTTGTTATGAAACGTGCCCATGAGCTTGTTGCTGGGGATAAGCTTATTAAGTTTGACCTTCCTGTTATCCAAGGGGAAAAGGTTTTAGCTAAAGCATACCAAAATGGTTTCTACACTGCTGATGGTTGTAATGTTAAAGGTCGTGCACGTATTTATTTATATGGGGAGAAACGTAAACTACGTGAGTTCTTTGACTTGCAGGTATACACAGTACAAGATGAATATGATAGAGAGTATGGGTATGAACTTGGGCTAAAAGATAAGTTCTTTGTTCCAGATGCAACATACACTTTAGAGTCTCGTTTAGATTGGTTAGCGGGTTGGTTAGATGGTGATGGGTCTATTTACCACAACGGGACTAATCAGCAGGTAGTTGGGAGTTCTATTGAAAAAGAGTTTCTAAAAGAAGTTCAATTAATGTTACAGGCAACTGGGATTGAGTCTAAGATTCAAGTCTTGTATGAGGCTGGTGAAAAGATGCTCCCACTTAATGATGGTTCTGGTGAGAATGGTTTATTCTATTGTCAAGAGTCATACAGACTTATTATAAATTCTAACGGTTTATTTAAGTTACATCAACTTGGCATTACTTTTAATCGGTTGAAGTCTATTGCTAGACTACCTCAGAGAAAAGCTTCACACTTCATAAAAGTTGTTAATGTTATTGATGAAGGTCGAGTGGATGATACTTATTGTTTTACAGAAGCTAAACGTGGTATGGGTATGTTCAATGGTTTGCTAACAGGAAACTGTGCTGAAATCCTATTACCAACTAAAGGTTATGATGATGTATCACAGCTATATGGTACTGATATTGAAGCTGGGGAAGTGGCATTATGCTTTATTGCTGCTATTGCTGTAGGTCGAGTTACACCAGAGGAATATGAGAAGATTGCATACTATGCCGCTATGCTTGTTGATAACACAATGGAGCTTACTAGTTACCCATTTAATCAAGTCAAGTTGACAGCACAAGCAAGACGTAGTATGGGTATTGGTATTACTAACCTAGCAGATGCTATGGCTGTTAAAGGTGTTAGTTACTCGTCACAAGATGGTAAACAATATATACATGATTTAGCAGAGATGCATAGCTTCTACTTACATAAAGCTAGTCTACGTTTAGCTAAAGAGAAAGGTAATGCTGAATGGATGCATAAAACTAAATACCCAGATGGATGGTTGCCTATTGACACATACAATAAGAATGTGGATAATGTGGTTTCTGGATTGAAGATGGATTGGGAAGGTTTACGTAAAGAAATCATTAAACAAGGTGGTATACGTAACTCAGTGTTAGAGGCAACAATGCCAGCAGAGACTTCATCCCAAGCCTCTAATACAACCAACTCTGTTTACCCTATACGTGATTTAGTTATTACAAAGGCAAGTGGTAAAAGTAAGATTCCATGTTATGTACCTCATTATGGCAACCTAATGACTCGTATTAAATATGAGAAAGCTTACGATGTACCATACAATGATATTGTAGATATGTATGCCATTGTCCAGAAGTTTCATGGGCAGTCTATCAGTGCTGATTTCTACTTTGACCCAAGTAAATATCCTAATCGTAAGATTGGTGCTAAGGAACAGTTACAACGGTTATTGTATATGGCTAAGATGGGGATGAAGAGTAGATATTATATGAATACTAAAACAGAGTCTGGTAAAGAGATTGAAGATTTACCTAGTGAGGGTTGTAGTAGTGGTGGTTGTACTTTATAAAGAGGAGATGTAAATTGGCAGTATTAAATTTAGAAAACACACACAGACTAGAAGGTAACTACCCATTATTCTTAGGACAGGAGTGTGGACTTCATGATTCAATTAATGTGTCCTACCCTAAGTTGTTCCAATTATATAAACAACTTAAAGCACAGGATTGGTCAGAGGATGAAGTGGATTTAAGTCAGACACGATTAGACTTAGAGAATTGTAGTAACAACCAGTATGACATTATGGTTAAGACTCTTGCTTGGCAATGGGAGCTTGACAGTGCAGCTTCAAGAGCCATAGCACCGCTTCTAGCACCTTTTGTTAGTAATAGTGAATATTGGACAGGGATTTCTTATATCTCTCAAAATGAAGTGTTACACGCGCTTACATACTCAGAGATTGTTAGACAGTGTGTTAAGAATCCAGAGGATGTCTTTAATGAGATTATTAATAATGAAAACATCACTGGGCGTAGTACACAGATTGCATTAGTATTTAATGAACTACAACAGGCTGGTGCTAAACTAATCCTAGGTATCTTAGATAGGGATAGTGATGAAGCTAAAGAGATTGTGATTAAAGCAATCTTGGCTTTATACTGTTTAGAGCAATTACAATTTATGTCTTCATTCGCTTGTACCTTTGCATTGGCTGAACAAGACCTGTTCCTAGGTTCTGCTAAACTGGTCCAGAAGATTATGCTTGACGAAAAGAACCATGCTGCATATGGTAAAGAAACATTACGTATCCTAGCAGCAGACAAACGATTCTCAGGGGTTTATAATAAGCTAGTTAAAGAATGGTTCCCTACTTTGTTTGCAGAGTGTGTAGGGCAAGAACATTTATGGGGAGACTATATATTCTCAGAGGGACGTAGTATATTAGGACTTACCCCAACAATTCTAAAAGAGTGGGCTAATTACCAAGCCACTACTATTGCAGATAATGTTGGCATTGAGTTTGAACATAAGCTCTATGAGAATCCACTCCCTTGGATGGACTATTGGCTTGACATTGATAAGACACAGGTTGCTAATCAAGAGACTGATAATACAAACTACTTGTTGAATTTAGTGATTAATGACCTTACAGATGAAGATTTAGACTTCTAACACATAAGCCCCTTCCCCACGGTCGGGGCTTTTTCATATATAAATTAAAATAAATATTGACATCCCCCTTATCATCCTATATTATTAATCCATCAACACTAAATAAGGAGACTTAACATGGCACATCAAGATATGGCAATTGCTCAATTTTATGTAAACAAGATTACAAATGCGGAATCACGAGGAGTACCTTTTGATTTATCATTCACATCATTTAAGAATATGGCTAAAGCTAATAAGTGTTATTTCACTGGACTCCCTTTGGAACACAACACATTCACTATTGATCGTATTGATAATAAGAAAGGATATGTAAAAGGTAATGTGGTGGCTTGTCATAAAGCGTTTAACCAGATTAAATCATTAATGGAGAATCCACAGAATGAGTTAGATATTAAGACAGTCACTCGTGGGTTTATTAAGACTAAGAAAAGAATGGGAGAAGGGAAATGATAGATAAAATAAACTACAGTGAGGATGACTCTGATTTGTTCTATGACTATATTAAAAGTTTAAGGATTAGTGAAGACATATCATGGGAATTTGTAGGGGAATTACCACATGGTTTTGAGACTCCGTATTATTGCGACACATTCAAGACAAAACTTTCTTTCAGCTCACCATACACCACCTCTGGACATGATGGTTTGCTATTGAGTAGGCAATGTATCGCATTTGTCGTGGGTAATGGATATCTAATAACAGCCCCAATAACCTTTTCACTGTAGGAGGATAAATCATGATAACAACACTATTACTATTTACACTGACCTCTGCACCAGTTCAGCAGGAGGTGTCTAAGCAACTAACAGCACAAACATGTTATGCTGCTTCCATTCTCTTGTTACAACCAATAGAGCAGTCTATGGTGTTCAAACAACGTATGATGAATGATATTGTAGAGGCGTATCCAGAACATGATACATTAGAGTTAACAGGTTATTTCCTTGGAGTTGAATTAACACGCTTGACAATGGAAATTAATTATGGCAATATTAGTAAAGATTTAGTTAAGAAGGATTATCTTAGCTATTGTAATTGGAATATTTAAGAGGAGACAAAGATGAGTAATGTTAAATATCAAATCATAGTGCATCACTTAGCGTCTGGTGTAACATACCGTAGTATTATTATAGAGTCTTCTGAGGAAGATCTAGATGATACGAAAAACCTTTTAAATAAGGCAGCCGCTAGTAAACTAACATATCTTGAATTTGAAGGGCAAGATGATAATAAGTATATTATACCAGACTTGGTATTACAGCAGTCTGTTATCACACTAAAAACAATTAAAGAGTAAAGGAGAAACAAAATGATAGATATTATTACATATTGGGTTGCGGTTACACTGGTTTGTACTCCACTAGTAACCGTATTTGGATTTATTATCTGCTCAATTCTAAGTAAAGAGGTGAGTAGAATCACACAAGGTCGTGTTAAGGTATTAGAGGATTTCTTTGGTAAGGTGTGGGATTGGAGAATCCCCTTCTTTGGAGTTGTCATTATGTTAATTGTGTTTATTGTGGCAACTTCTCAAGTTCTATTGATGAATGTGGACAGACATTTAATAGAACTCTCAATACCGGAGGTTATACACATTTGGGCATTATGGTTACAACCCCATATGTGGTGGGTCATCTTAATTATGTTATATATGTTTATCTCAAAATACTTAATCAAATTATCATCTTTCTTATTTAATGTGAAAGAGAAACTGGACAAACTTTAAGGGGAAATAAATAAATGCGTATACATAAAGGTAAACCTAAGTTCTCATACGAAGATACGTGGTATATGGATAGTGTTCTATCTCCTATCATCTGTGCAGGGTTGAAGAAGTATAAGGAAGTTGCTCAAGTTAAAAATGAAGGTCTTAGTGGAAGTTTCATTGAAGATATGGTAGATAGTGGTTTAGTGAAACGTAATGAGGACTATACGTTCAGTAAGGAAGATTGGGATGTCTTAGATAACAAATGGTGGTACGTTGTTGACAAGATGATTTATGCATTTGATTTAAAGAGTAAACCTGATATTATGGAATATAACTTCTCACATATATTTGAAGAAAGTGATGAACAAGACTCCATTGGGATTAGTGGTAACTTTAAATGTACTAATGAAGCTGAGAGTGAACGTTACACTAATGATATGAAGGCTTGGAATGAACGTTGTGATAAAGGTCGTGATTACTTTGCTAAATACTATAATAGTTTGTGGTGGTAAATAACAAACAACAAAAAGCCCCTCTCACAACTACGTGGAGGGGCTTTCTTATATCTACTATTTAGTAACACAATTATCTGCACATATATTTTACTATATGATACACTTTATTGCACGTTAGCTATTTAACCTTATTATAACTCTCAATAACATTATTACATTCTAACAAAGCAGTATGTTGACGTTGGGATAATTTCAATATACTTTCTATTGATAAATCCTTAGCAAAAGGAATAGTACATAATGGCACATCTTTTCTAGCTTGCAGCCTATCCACATACTTTATCTTAGTAACAGGCACTTCCACTATCTTAGTGCTATTGCAACTTGTCATCAACAATATCGCTGCCACTATCAGGCTTAACCAAATTACCAAATATACCTTTTGGCAACTGTATAGCCAAACATTCTTTGAGTGTGTCAGTAGACTCAGAATAGAACTTGTCAATCTCTGCTTCCTTGTCTGAAAGGGCTTCTTGTAAAGCCCTATTTGTTTCTCCCATTCGTGATAGTTCATTTAGAATCTCCTGATAATGGGTTTGTATCTTAATAGCTTCTGTGGCATTATCATCTGCTATTGTCAAGGCTTGTTTAGTGCCAGAGGAAGCTACAGATAATGCTAATGATAGCTTTCCATTGTCAACACGTAATGATTGATAGTCATTCCACATGTATGCCCCACCAATGGCTATAATACCAATGAGAATATATGTAGACTTAGCTGAGGATATGAATGAAGCTACAGAGCCTCCAAACGAGACTACAGAGCTTATAATCTTAGTAATGGTTGTCATGGCTTTCCTTTTAAATTATAAGTCCTCTACGAGCTTCCTATTGGCTTGCCTAGTCTAAGTATTTAGGATAAATACATCTGCATATACCAACGATTAATACGTTCAACATATGTCAGAGTCTCTTTAGAATGCTTACCAGTGATTTGAATCAAGCAAGGACTGATATCTTCCCACTCTGTTTTCATCTGACAAGCTTTCTGAGACTTCAGGAGGTTAGCCAACCCTGCATTGTATGATGCAAATGTTAAATTACGTCTACTATCTTCTGTTCTCTTACTACGCCATTGTTTCCACAACTGACTATCATAATAAGCCCCAGCATGAATACTTAAACTAGGGTCAAATATGTTAGCCATCTTCCAGCCTAGGTTATTAGTAATATCATTCCATGTTGCTGGCATCACTTGCATAATACCAGAAGCACCAACATAGGACACAGCGTATGGGTTTAATAAACTCTCTTGATAACCTTGAGCCTTTAACCAACGATAGTCCCATGTAGGAAGGTAGAGAGAGGTTGCCCTTTTAAACTCTCTATCATATTTATTACTAATTGTGTTAGCTAAGGAGGAAGGCGAAGAACATAGCAGTAGCAGCATAACGAGTAGATAAGTAAATTGCTTTATCTTTACTGTGTGCATTCTTAAACCACTCTTTGAAATTGAACTGAATTGATTTGTCTAATTGCTTTAGCACTAGTCTCATACAAACATAAGCTACAATAGCTGTCGTTAATTTGATAGCGAAAGCAATTAAGGGGAAGAATAATGTTTCCATTGGTTTTCCTTTTGTTAAAGACCACACGCCGAAAAATATGTGTGTGGTTGCTTGATGGTTAAACAGTTGCGCCAGTAGCATCTACCCATAGCCCAGAACCTGTCACAGGCTTCCATATTGGCTTGCCTAAAGTGCTGTCAAATATCATGGTTCCTCCTTGGACGTCAGAGCCGCTAGGCCTATTCGCTGTGGTAAACGAATTGCCAGAGACCCCTTTTATCCCTCTAAGGTTCCCGAGCTTATGCACCTGTAAAATTGTTGCTCCTGCATAGGTTGTAACTATACTATCTGACCTCATCTGATACTCTGATAGTCCGTATTCTGTTTCAGTGATAAATTTCGATATTCCTCCGCTAGTTAAACAACTAAATCTCATAGCTGAGGTTTGACCTGCCCTAGTCGCAAAGTCAAAAGGAACGGTTGGAGCTGAGAGGTTGAATCCCATGTTACCGTTTGTTTTAAGTATCGTTAGTGAAGTTGATAGACCTACCTGACCAATATCAGGCAGACCGTTTACTACAATTTTAAAGCTTGACAGTTGCGAGTCTGTCAACGTTGCTGACGAATTAGTTCCTTGGCCCACACCCCAATTAACAATCCCATCATTCCCAAAAAATACAGTTGACCTTCTATTATCACCAGATGCTCTTGATGGGTCTCCTACTGCTGCCAGTTTTGAGTCATTCATTAGCATATACGCTGGTGCCCACGCGCCACGGTGCCAAACAGTGTTAGCGTCACTAAACCCATTAGTTTGATCTGGTGTGTAGAAAAAGGTTCTAGACTGCGACCCATCGCGACTTGGTAGCGTGTAAGTGTCGCCAGTTGAGTAGTCTGTGACAACAAACGCTATGGTCGAGGCTGTCATGTCTGGAAACGTTAGCGGGTCGTTTCGGTCATAACCATATCTGATGCCTGGTGGGATAGACAAAAACCCCACACCGTTTGTATATTGAAAAGTTATTGCTGCTTGTATCGCGTCTTTGTTTTGAACGCTTGTACTAGAAGGGGAAACACCGAAATAAACCGAATTTCCTGAAAGGCTATCAACTACGGCTGTTTTTCCAGTGCCTCCGCTAATAGTGCTAAATCCATCTACCACTCCACCTGATTGCATTTTAAAAGGTGCGTTATCCCTATCGGTGACTTCTAACCTATCCCAGACACTAAAAACACCAGTAGCTATCTCTGCAACTGTTGTTTTTATTCTATGGCGTTGCGCTAAATCGCTAGGCTCAGTTAATCCATTAAGACCTTGTAATGTTATATTGTCAACTAACGTGATATCAATACTGTCACTACCATCCCCAAACTCAATAGTATATTTACCATTAGGTGCGAAGAAACTATAACGACCAAAATCATCTGTTACAAATGGGTTATTCTTTTGTATGGAGTTGGTATCATCTACATCATATATTACAGCAAGGGTATTACCTACAGTATTACGCACTACAATAGTAGTTCCTACAGACGCATTACCATCTATTGTATCATCAAACTTGCGAAGTAAACTTCCGTTCCACTTTTGCATTTAATTATTTCTCCTCGCACAATGATATGCGTTTAATGTTAATTTTATTTGTTATGTAATTGGCTAACTTAATCAACCAAACATTTAATTTTTTATACCAAGGTGACGTTGAGAGTAATATTGCTATAATGCACTCAAATAATACAAAGTTTATTTCATTCCAATATGTGTATAATATATTAACCCCTTCCGTACACTGTACGTATACATTTATAAATAATGACGCTGCTATGCAAGTGGACAGCACTTTACATAGTCTCCCATTAACAAATATAAATGTGACTAATAACCACAATGAATCCCATATAGCTTTTACACCAAAGAAGTTATCATTGTTTAATAATACTGTTGTACTTTGGTCTACTGCCATTATTAAAGAATAGGCAACACATAATTTTATATACTTATGTTCAACAATAAAGGGGAGGATTAAAAATAGTATTGTATAATAAGGTGTGTTCCCTAATAAGTATCCTAACATTAATCCTCTCCTACTTTATTTACTTAGACTTCTTCTTAGGGATGGCTTTCTGTTTCTCACGTACTGGTTTATCTGTATTAGACGGCATTAATCATTCTTCCTTTTAGGTATATTGTTTTGTAATACTGCAATATCTACAGCTACGGTTTTTAACAGTGACGTTAAATCTTTAATTGCTTCGGTCTGACTCTTGGTGTCTGTTGATAAGTGGTTTAGTGTTATTTCCATAGGTTTCATCCTGAGAATGATTTGGTCTTCTGTTTCTTTCTTTGTGTACATATCATCAAGACGAACTTTATCTTTTCTACGTTCCCATTCATAACGGGCAATAACACCGCCACATATTAACCACCCAAACTTAGCGATAGCTGATACAATAGCTTCCATGTTTAACTCACCCTTAACCATTTGTTTACTACTACATATGGTTGTATGTTGTTATGAGATTGACTACCACCCGCAGATGATGTAGCTGCTGTCTTGTAATTATCATTAGACGGAGCTTGTGATGGATAACCTTCGATATCCCATCCAGCACCACCTGTCTTACCTACAATACCACCAGTATGGGTGTGTGTTGGCATTTCTGCTGCTGATAGTAAATGTTCATACTCACCCCCTGTAGCACCAGCATTGAATGCTTTAACTACACCACGACTATCTGTGGCACTACCACTACCAATTGTAACTCTACCTTGTCCAAAGATAGTCCACACACCATAGCCGAATAATGAGTTAGGGTTGGCTGTTGTACCACTTAATTCAATCACCATACCAATAGGTACTTGGGATGGTGCGGCTACTTGAGCTTTAAGCTCTGATATCTGTTCTGCAAAGTTATTAAACATCCAGTTAATTTCTTGGGCAGTAGGGAAGCTATCTGGAACAAAACCATACTGTCTTAGATTGGGGGTGGGTCTAACTTTATTATCTGTCCCATCTGGGAATACGAAATCATCCGTAGCCCAATCGGGGTTGTCTGCTGGGAATGCCATTATTATTCCTTCTGATTAAATGTTATTAAGACCCATTATCCAAGTCATTAACTGCAATAAG